ATGGAGCGTTTGCAAAATGTTTCTAAAGAGGAGGCGCTCGTGATTATCGCTACCGGGAAATATGTCGGTGAGGGATTTGATTGCTCTCGTTTGGATACTTTATTTCTGGCATTACCTGTTTCGTGGAAAGGGATAGTAGCGCAATATGCTGGTCGCTTGCATCGTGACTATCCGGGAAAGAAGATCGTTCAGGTTTATGACTATATTGACATCCATGTCCCAATATGTGATGTACAAACGGCGGTTGAAAGGTTATGCGTCTGTTGGGTATAAGATTCAACAAAGTGATTCGAAAGATCTTTTCGGTGTCGGTCAAAGTGCTATTTTTACTGGTAAGAATTATCAGGATTCATTTTTTGCTGATTTGTTAAACGCCTCTAAATCTATCATTATATCAGCCACAAAGTTGTGGTTTGCTAAACGTGTTCCTATCCTTGAACTGTTGGCTGAGCTTTCTGCACGAGGTGTGGAAGTTATTGTGTTCACGCGCCAACTTTCAGATAAGGATAAGATGTTATTAAGTGGTGTACAAGTAAATGTAAAAGAAAAGTTGTCACTTCATGCTTCGATTATTGATAAGTCTGTTGTTTGGTATGGTAGCGTAAACTATCTTGGTTACAACGCGGAGGATAATCATACAATGAGGATTATGGAATCATCTATTGCAGAGGAGGTCATTGAGATCCTGTATGAATGATAATGCCCAGTCTTTTTGCTCCGGTTGCAAACTCTAATCTAGGAATATCCCTCATTATTTGTATTGTGAAAGAAGCATATTGGTGCAAAGATAAAGAACCTATTCTATCTTTCCCAGTTTCTTCAATCTGGATCGTATTCCTCCATTATTGCGTTCGAATATTTCAGCAAGCTCCTTGATTGTTTTACCTTCATCGTATAAGCGTATGAGATATTCATCTGCTTCTATAAACGGCAAAACAAAATGTTCCATTTTCAAAAAACATTTTGTTCCGAATTTAATATTATTAACACAAAACAAAATGTGTATTTTACTAAGGCGGTTTCACCTATTTTTCAGTTTTGTTTATCTTTGCATCAGTTTAGCATAGGAGCAAAAGCTCCTTTTATAAATAAAAGAGATTAACACCACCGCTGGCCCGTGAGAGTCGGCGGTTTTAAAAGCAATTTAAAACGACCTTAAATCTACTTTATACAGATACGGTTTAATAGCTATTATTGCTTATAAGATCGCTAGCTCGTGGATTCTGAAGGCATAAGTAAAAGAACTCTTTTTTCATATTTTAGATTAACGATATTACAAATGAAAAGGGACCAAAATACCTTTGTGTTTGTTATTTGGTGTTTGTTTGGATCGTCCAGCTTGTGGTGAGTAGGCTTTTCTTGCAGTTCACAGCAACCTTAAATCTCTTCTATTTGTATTTATGCCAGTGCCGGCGGTCCGGAGTGGATTGCCGGCATTTAAAGACAGTAAAAACAGTCTTAAAACTATCCTTGACTCATTATCACCGCCAGATAAGTCACCACAAAAGCAGCGCATTCGATCCAGAATACCCATTTACGGAATCTGATTCCCATTCCTGCGATAACCGGCAACACAGTCAGGGGAATATACCACATCCCCGACAGGCAGACCCAAAGGATCGCCGAGATGCCGCACACAACCGTAGCCGCATAATGTATCCCTCCCTCCAGTTCCAGTTTGAAACAGGGAGCCGCCCCAACGAACATCAGTCCTCCGCATGACAGGAAAGTGAGGCACTGGATGTTTTTATCCGAACATTCCAGCCACGCGGGAAGTAACAGCATCGCCGGAAGAATCATTGCCAGCTGGAACAGCCATCTTTTTTTTCCTCTCCTTCCTAATTGATAGTAAGTATCGGATACGGAGCTTGGAATCCCCTTGACAACGCTCACCGCATACGCTATGTATGCCGTGAGCAACAATAACGAAATAATGACTAACAGTATCATACTTCATTTATATGTAAAACACTAATCTTTCGGGATAGCCCGTCGTATGGTCGTACTCTTTAACCTCTTCGACGGTCTGCAATGCCTTTACCGCAGCAATGTGCTGCTGTGTTACATTGTAGCATTTTAAAGCATATAGTTCTAGCTCATTGAGCCGTAATAGTGCTTCTGAAACAGGTAGTGTGTATTTGATTCCGTCAAACCACAGAGTCGTTTCCTCTTTTCCCGCCTGTTTTTCAATATTGACAGAGTTGATTAGTCCCACCCTGTCCGCCTTGCTTAGCCACACTGATTTTCCTCCCAGCATGAAGGAATTGACCGCATCGGATGTGTCATGGCTATTGATCCGAGCTATCTTGGAGGATATCGCCCTTTCAAGTAGTTCCTCCGGTGTCGGGTCAGGGGACACGTATTCTTCATATCCTGCTTCCAGATACTGCTCATGCGTAGGATTGATCACCTGCATGTCACCAATGACGATCCGCCTGCCGGCGAATACTTTCTGTCCATTTTCGATCTTAAAATACTGTTTCATTGCTCTACCGATTTAAACCATTCGTCTATTTCTGCATTACTCATTTCTTTATCAAAAAAATCCATATTATGGATTATTCCTTTCCAGTATAATCCTATGGGAGTACCTGTCGTTTTTGTCCGACATGCTCCCAGGATCAACGTGCTGTCGAGATATGGAACACTTGCACCGTAAAAGCTGGAAGAATAGATCGCACCCCCTTTCATACATCTGTATCCGGAAAATCTAACTCCGCTGGCATCTGTAAAAAGCCGAATAGCCAATGAGCATCTGGTATTATAAATATCAGAAACGACTTCAAACTGTCTACTTCCCGAATAAATATAAATTCCGTTTCCCAGGCTGCTGTTATACGCACTATACGGTTGATAAATACCAAAGCCCTCATCCCTGTCAGGTCCAAACGAAAAGATGGCTCTCCATTGACCGAGAGCATTGTCATTATTCGAATGACTGGTTAATGAGAGAAGCACCGTAGAAAAATCATACTCATTCAGGTTGATTCCCGTATCAAAGTAATTAGTCCCGTCAAAAACAAGATTATGAATACCGCCACCCTGCTGTGCAGCCATCAGCCCTCTTCTAATCCCGCTCATTGTACACCTCCTATCACCGCTATATTATTAAGTACTGACACCTGATAGGTCTTATTCGCCTCTATGGTCGGTTCATTGATCCATTTGACCGTAGAGGGCATTACAAGTGTAACGGGAGTACTGCCACATGTAAATTGAAAGATTCCCTCATTACCTTCAGCCAGACCGATATACACACTTAGCCGAGTGCAGTTCGTTACAACATGTAACATATTCATCCTTAAAGCCAATGAAGCATTTCCATTTGAATCGCCTACGACATTGTCTATTTGCCTGTATGAAGAATATATGGCCCCATCACTTGTTGATACTGTCAAAGAAGATGATACGAAATACTCTTGAATGACCATCATGGACGCTTCGCCATCCCCTGCGAACATACTAACAATCACATCCCCGTTTGATCGTACGTACATATTCACAGGAACGCCAAAATAACAATTATTATTTATCGCCTCTATAAGGCTGTCATACTGATCCTGCGTACAACTTCCTGATTCAGCAGCATTCATGATCCATTCCAGATCGTAAAATTCCACATTTCCCGTACCTGCATCCACTTCGGCCCATGCTCCGTTCTTCCTGCCGTATTGCTTATTGTCCGAGGGAGCATCCGGAAAGTTATTCGCATTATCCTGAATTCCCGCCAGCTTGCTCTTCTCTGTCTGCGAGTAAGCTACGTAGCCTTGCAGGGCGACATACAGTTCCTGAGCCTCTGTTTTTCCCAGCTTCTGAGAGATTGCATTGTTGATAGCCGTCACTGCATCTTGGTTGTTTACAATAGCGTCAGCAAGCTCTCCGAGCGTATCAAGTATTTCGGGTGCCGTTCCGATAAGGGCGGCTATCTTCTCATCGGTATACCCTTTAGCCGTTGAAAGGTAATCTGCAATCAGAGAACGGATGTACGGATGGGCCGTTTCCGAGGCATTATGAGTCTCGATTTGCGCCGAGACGTCTGGCGTTGGAATCTTGCCGATTTCCTCGTCCACATACGTCTTGCTTGCATAGTTACTGTCGTTTGTCAGCTGACTTACTGTTGTCGGGATCGTCGGTTTATTCAGGATGGCACCTTTCCCGCTGGTAGCATTCCAGTCCGGCTGTACCTGCTCGGGAATGGTGGGTGCTGTGTATTCTACGAAGGAGCCTTCCGTACTGTTGTCACCAGCAGGAACGAAAAGATACTTCTTTCCCGATACTAGTCCGCTGCCGGATGCGGATACATTACCTGACCCTTCACCTGGAAGCCCTTTGTCGCCACGCGGGATGGTCAGTGAGAGCAGGTATTTCGGATTGCCCGCTGTCGTCGTTCCGTTGGCCGTCAGCGTAGCGGATGCCTGCGTGCCCGGATCACCGGTAACCGTACTGCCAATCTCCAGCACAGGAGTTTTTCCATCGTCTCCGGTATCACCTTTGGGAAGGACCAGATTGATTTTGTATTTCGGATTGCCGGAGGCATCGGTACCGTCAGCGGTAACTGTAGCAGAGGCAGATTCTCCCTTCGTGACTGTTCCGATCCCAAAGACAGGTGTCTTGCCGGTATCTCCCTTGTCACCTTTGGGAAGGACCAGATTGATTTTATATTTCGGATTGCCGGAGGCATCCGTTCCGTCAGTAGTGACGCTGGCGGATGGGGAAGTGCCTTCCTGTACCGTTCCGATTACGAATACCGGTGTTTTTCCATCGTCTCCCGCATCCCCTTTAGGGAGAGTCAGATTGATCTTGTATTTCGGATTTCCGGAGGCATCGGTACCATCGGCTGTAACGGTAGCGGAGGCGGAAGATCCCTGGCTGACCGTACCCATTTCAAGGACGGGTGTCTTGCCGTCCTCTACGTTTTCAGCAGCCGTATTGGCTTTATCTGCAGCGTCTGTAGCTGACTTGACCGCAGCAGCCGTATCCGTCTGACGTTTCTCTTCCGCTTCTACACGCAGGGCTTCAGCCTCTATTACGCTTGTATTTGTATTTTCCAGTTCTGCGATCATGTCCCGTGCAGGCTGCTGTAACTCCGCTATATCCGCTTCGGTCAGGTCACTGAAATGGAGTTTCAGCGAGTCTTTCTGCGCTTCGGTAAGATCGTCAAAGGTCAACGAGATGGATTCATAGTTGACCAGCAGCTTCCATGCCGTTTCAGTCGTATACTTCCATTCAATGCCCAGATCACCCTTGCGAAACTCGGGCGTCTTTCCGGCAGCTACAATTCCGGTGTTTACCGTACCTATCCACCAGACATTGTCTTTAATGGACGGAGTCACATCATTCCTAATAGCCGTCTTAAACAAGGCAACCGTCATCTTGCCGGCTATCCCTGAGCTTTGCACAAGCAGGATATTATCAAGTTCCGATACGGCTGATACACTCTCAAAGTCTTTTATGTCTTTATTCTCCATAATCCTGTTTTTTTTAAGTTTGCACCCTCGCTATCTTCGCAGACCGCTACGGCTTTTTTATTATGATCAAAAAGTGTTTTAATATTGTCTATAATTAGATATTGTGTACCTGGCATTCGATGAATCATACGTATACGGACATGTCAGATACCACTTTATCAGATTATATGTAGTTGGAAGTCCAGTTTCCGCGTCTACACCTTGTATCACCACCGGAATGCCTACGGCGCTGAGAAGAACTCCTTTGGGAAGATGAATCGTTGAATAGCCTGATCCACCCACCATTCCCATCAGGAAATCAATGCCATCTGCCGCGTCGGAAGCGTCATTGTATATCTTGATGGTCCGTCCATTATATTGTTCACTGGTCAGGGCAAAAGAAATATCCTCCAAGACTGCCTTGCTTTTGATAATCCAGCTGAAGGATATTCCGTTTCTTAACTCATCAAGTGAGGAGTACGACTCGAATGGCTCACTGATAGAGCCGCGCACCTTTACCTTGTTGAACTCAGCATCGCCTGTATTCCCGTTCATCATTATGTTAGGCACAAAGTCTGAAAATCTGTTTTCCGGAACATCCTTGATATCAATGTCCACCCCATCCAGTCTCCCCATACGTGAAATCATATTCAGGTCCTTATACATGAATCCCGCTATGTTGGCTCCGTCAATCAGTGCGGTGTCCATCGCAACGAACTTGAACTTGCTGGCCGGTTCCCAGTTCGCGTCACCGGTAGAAGATGTAGGAGGTACGGTGATAGCAGATCCGTGACGTTTGACCTGAAATGTGAATACGCCTCCGTCTATCTCATAATTGACAATGTCACGGGTAGTATTCGTATAGGTGTATTCCGTACCGCTTTTGTAGAATCCGCAATAAACGGGCATGGCACCCGTTGCTCCGGTATCTCCTTTCTCTCCATCTAACAGGACGCTTACGGAAGTGCTCAGCAGGTAATTATCAAACGAGGAGGAAGAGGCTTCGTAGGTACGTATCACGAAGTACTTATAGGAATATTGGGCAACATTTACCGACACAGTTGATACCTTTGTTATACTTCCGATCTTCGTCCAGGCACCGCCGTCCTGACTTCCGTATACTCCGATATAAGCATCCACCGCATTCCCCTCGGCATCCTTGTGAGATACCGTAAAAGTTTCCGGCTCATAACTTCCCGTCGATGTACGCCCAATCTGGGATACAGACGCGACTAACTGATAAGCCGATTGACCGTCTTTTGCGAGATTCATAAATAAACGGTAATTAGTGTAAGATCCCCAGATCCCGTCACTAACATTAAATCTACGCACGCAGGTATATTCGTAAGGGTACGCTTCCGACACTCCGGAAGGATTATCCGTCCACCATTTCGTATCTTGCCAATACTGGGTATTGTCCGGTGATATGCCGGAAGCGGATGCCGCTATCAGAACTTTATAGGCGTCATTATATTTGACCACGTCGCCTTTTGTATACATTTGAGAAGCATTATAGCCATAAGCATCTCCTATATACTCATCTACAAAAGCGTCCGAACGAGGCATTTCCACTGTCATTTCCGATGCAGAAAGCAGGTATATCTGCTCTTCACCGGGAAAGTCTGTAGGAAATACTACAGGATCACTCCATGCGGGAAGGGAATCCGTATTCGGGTCAATGACCGCGCTGCTGAGATAGCATACCTTCTGCGGAACGATACGGTAATCCATCTGCCCTTCCGCAGCGGAGGAGCTTGCGGCCGCATAAGCCAGCTCTATATAATGACTTCCCGCAGACGGAGCTATCACTTCGATAGATGTATATTGAAATCCTCCTCCGATCCACAGCGTGTCTTCGCTATTATACGAGCTGGTATAAGGTGTATCCAGCTTCATGACTACCGCATACCTGAGAGATCTTGAAGTGTAACAGTTTACCTGCAGTTTAAATGACTGTCCCTTTTCGGTAGCGACAAAAGAAATCCTTTGCAGATAGGTTTTGTTCCATACCGTTGACGTACCGGTAGTATAGTACAGGTCGGAGAGATAAAAGTCACCCGAATGGGTGAGATCCAGCTCTTTCACATCAGGAGAGAGGAACCATCCTTCGGGAGAAATACCGGAAGGCTTATCAGGCTTTCCGTTGCTGTATTTATACCGGAGCTCCGTGTATTTTCCGTTCTTTCCGTCTAATCCATTCTCACCCTTTGCCTTGATGCCGGTATCCATATACTTTCCCTGATCAGCGTCCCATACCCACCAAGTTCCATTTTCAATTTTTGGAGAATGCCCGTCATCACCCTTTGCAGAATCGCCGGAATCTACGTACTTTCCCTGATCATCATCCCACACCATCCATGTACCGCTTTCGGATATATAGGGACTGTGACCGTCGCTTCCGTCGGTTCCATCCTCACCATCTCTGACAACGTAGATGGTTTCCTGATCTACCATTACGACAGACCCAACCTCGCGATACAGTCTGAACTGGATCTTTCTCGTTATTTCGGAGACGGATATGTTGGTGTCAGGGGAATAGCTTCTAACCGATCCCGAATCTATTATATAATCCATCGAATAACCTGCCGGCAGGGAAGAGACGACTGTGGAAGCTCCGTCAGTCTTAAGAACACGGCAAGAGATATTAGCCACGTCGCTGTTACCTGCACTGTCCTTCTTGATAACGTTCACCGACGGCTGAAGGGCATAGATAACCGCATTTTCACCATTCGCTCCCGGCCTTATCTTGTTAATCGACAGAATGCCTGAACGTTCATACAGAATACCGTTATAAGTTGCTTTCCCGGTTATCTGAATACGGATCGTATCGGGCACGGAAGCGGCAATGGCAGTGACGGTCACCGCACCGGTATCCTTGTTTGCGGAAGCAGTGACACCCGATACACCGATGAAGGTAAGGGAATCAAGGGGAAGAAGAGTAGTGCCGTAGTGTATTGAAAAAGAGGCGGCAAGGGGAAGACCGGAAGTTACCGCTCCGGATGCGTCGCAAGCAACCGACTGCATTTCATCGTCCAGATCAGCTGTAATACTTCCTTCGCCATCAACACCGTCACGGACAACAACGACGGAGAACCGCTTGTCAAAGACGGCATTTCCCTCGCAGTTGACCTTCAGGTCGACGTAGCACTCCTCGTAATTGGTCACCTCCGTAATCCGGAGGATACCGGCAGACACGTCGGCCTTGCAGCCCGTGGCGGATACGGCGACGACGTACCTGTCCTTGTCCACCGAATCCGAGAACACCAGCTCCGTGTCGCCTTTAAACGCCTGTATGTGGGTGGAGAGGTTATATTGGGTCGTAACTACATTCTCATCACCGGAGACGACGTTCAGATCACCCGATATGACGTTCAGATCCTCGTATAACGAAAGGTTGCCTTGGCTGTCCAGCCTGACTACTCGTTCGTAGGAGGACAGGGAGACGCTGTACGCCGACTTGCCTTGTAACTCCTCTATCTGAGAGGGTGTGAACTGAATATTGACTCCCGTCAGGTAGGTGTTCTCCTGGAAGGTACCATATCCGTGCATCACAAAACCGCCGATCCTCAGGCCTTCCAGCAATCCGTCCTGCATGGATATGTTTCTTGTAGGATCGATCACCCAGGTATCGACATTTTTCAGACGGCGGGTATAGTAACGGGTCTCATAAGTCATCGCCTGACGGTCCGGGTCGGTGAAGTTGCCGTAGGCGTAGAAGTTCATTCCCGCCATCGGATGGATGGTGGTTCCCGGCTGTAGGGTATAACGGAATCTCATCGATCCCGGTTCATTCACAAGTATCTCGGATGGTGTGAAATAGCTGGTGGCAAATCCGGCATAGTTCAAAAATCCGTTTGCATCTACACTGTCAGAGGTATTATTCCCACCGAAAAGACTGTGGAAGACGCCGCGACAGATATCATTTACCTTCGAGGTACCCAGTTGGTCTTCCAGCAGGTCAAGTTCAATGATCCTATTAGCTGTATCCACACTCCGCACTGTTCCGAAGGCAAAGGTGTTCGCCTTGTCTCCGGAAATGACGTCAATGCAGTTGAAGGTAATCTTGGGAGTAATCATTTCTTCCCGGAAGATAGCCTTGTCCACTTCAAGTACTGTTTTGCCTGTCTTCTCGTCAACAGTAACAGCACCTCCCGAACCGCCGATCAGGCCGGTAACAAAGTTACCGAATCGTACTCCTTTTCGGAATATGGATACCGCCTCGGATATGATGCCTTTTATAAAAGTGATCAGGCCGGAGGCTGTATCGTCATTCTTTCTGCTAAGAGCACGCGTAGATATCTCCGCCAGGGCACGTAGCGCTGAAAACACATTGTAGTCAGAAGGTTTTTCCGGATCACCTGTCTTAAGGACACGCAGGTTATCCTGCATCATCTGTTTTTCCAGCACATACTGCAGGTTATCCAGCGAGGAGTTTACGGATGACTTCCAGGAGTTGCTGACCGCAGCTGAGCAGTCGATAGTCGCTTCGGAGAGATTCGTGAGCTTCCTCTCCACACGCGTGATGCGGGTATCCAGGTATCCTTCCGCAAAGTACTGCTCATCCTCCAGGCGTACTCTCTGCCCAAGCAGCAGCGGTATCTCATTTTTGTCTACATAGATATAATCCGTATCAGAGGAGTAGATCGAGATGTCACGGCTGTACTCTTTCAAGTAGTTTTCAACAGCCTGTTCAAACTGCTGCTCGGCTATCAGATAATACTCATCCGGCATGCGGATATTGGTCAGTATATAGGTATCGCCCGCCTTCGGAATGAGATTCCCTCCCGGTATCTGGGTATCTTCATCCGGATAGGTATTGATGATCTCAAACTCTTTTGTATCGTTATGCCAGTTGCATTCGAACTCCCTGCCCTCAAGATCACCGCTTTCAAAAGTGATGAGTATCACCTCTCCACCGATCATATAATCGTCCGGATTGAAGGGCAGATCGTTATCCTTGACATAGTATATAGTGTAATCTCCTGTCTCCTCGTTTGTCTTTTCTTCAGAACGGACAGAGGATACGGTACCCAGCCGGTGTGGAAAGATATCACTGAAGGCACTTTCTTCTCTGTGTTCCTTCAGTCCCAACTGAGTATTAAGATCTATGTACGTAGCACGGGAAGGCAGCTGCAGATGTGTAAATCCGTACTTCGACGGATCGATATTCTTCGTGCTGCCAACGGGTATCAGGCGGGTAAACCACTTGATGGAATCCGAGTTCTCGCTTTGCGTAAGACCGGTCTTGAGACCCTTCATATAGCCGAGCGTGACACGTTCACCCCGCTCACATTTGCTCAGGTTCAGATACTCTCCGTCCAGCCACCATTCCGTTTCAAATGCCTGAGCGATTTCAGCGGCGGCATCCCAGCAGTACAGGCCGTTAAAGTTGATCGTCTGCCGGTTGGCACTAATGGCTTCACCAACTCTCCACGTCACACCGTCGGTATTCCGGTTCATGTTGTCCACCAGCTTCTGGAGGTACTCCATCGGTGTACCGTCGTAGGCAAATACGGATTCAAGATCATCACTTCCCTGGTTGAGACGGCAGAAGAGCAGATCCTGCATGTCATGCTCGCGACCATAGAAGCTGATGTTATAGGTATATTTCTGTGTGTTGGTCTTTTTCGGGCGGTACTCCTTTTTAACAGAGAACCGTTTGCCGCCTACTTCGATGTAATCACCCACTGACAGGACAAAGAACTCCCAGGTGGTAAAGTTGACACTCACCACGAATTCGGAAGCCACCTCTTCTGACCATCGGGATGAAGAATCCGGGCTTACCTTCTTTTTAAAGTTTCCTTCTCTGTCGTAGATCGCAAGTTCCATTTACAGGCAATTTAAATCGTTTTTAATCTTCGTTTGAAAAAGGTTTCGGTTCGCGCAGCGTTACCGTAAATCCGGCGATTTGCTGACCGGTACTAGCCAGACTGGTAAAGTGGCTGTATTTAGAGTATTCCTTCATATAAGCCTTCATGACCCTACCAATCTCAGGCACATTTATTTTTAGCCATCCGGATTTAAGCAGGGCGATCACAGCATTGTAGTACTCAAACCATCCAGCCCTCGTCTCCGCTGCGATAGCTATTTTCAGGGTAATGTCCCGTGCCTCATAGCGGGTAAGCAACAGATCGGGCAATTCCTCCCCATCAAGTTCCCGATAGCTGACGGAGGTATACTCCTTCATCTTGGGCGGTTTCATCAGGGAGTCATAATTGGTATGATCGCCCGCGTTTTCCTCCCAGAGAAAACAGCCGTATGTGGCCATATCGATATCGTTGATATAAAAGAGTCCTTCTTCTACTTTCATAATCCTATCCTTTCATTTTTACACCACGACGCAGGTCCATGATGCCTTCGTCTATCGTTACAAGATGCTTGAGATACTCCGAGTTCTCCGCAATCCGACTGATCGCTGTTGCCATCATCTCAAGAGTAGAGGAGATCAGGTTGTCGATATTGATCACATGATCCAGCATGGCATTGCCGATTCCTTCCAGACGGCCGGCAGTCTCCTCCGTCATCGAGGTAATGGTTCCGGCCCTTCCTTCCTGCGTGGAGGAAGAGGAGGAAGTCCATCCAAATATATCTTTCAGGGCATCACGCTCGGCAAGCGCATCCTCAACAATCTTATTCCATTCCTCCTGCAGATCCTTATACTCGTCGGTGTTTATTCCACCTTCCTTGTTGTAGTTGGCAAATTTCTCATACCATGCCTGTAGACGTTTATCATAGGCATCTGTCAGGTTGGTCATAAGGATTGCCTTCTGCAAGTATGCGCTGAAATCATCCGCAAAATCCTGAGAATCACTCTCCATATCCAGAAGTGTGTCATAGAAGGCATCACGCATACTGTCAAATGATACCTGCGTCAGTTGCTCCTGTATCTGTTGGTTGATTTCCTCGATACGTTCTCCACCTTCGATGATCTTATTCAGATAATCCTGTACGTCCGCATCCAATTTCAGCCAAAAGGCAGGAGCTTCTTCTTTCAGCTTCTCGAGCTGCTCGGCTGTCAGATCGAACAATCCGGTCATTCTACCACCGATATCATTCGGGTTCATGCCTATCGAACGAGCAAATGCATCCCACTGATCCCACTCACTTTGACTCAGACTTTTGCGTATACGCACACCGATAGAGTGAGATCCGGTAGACGCTCCTGAATTCAGCCGCTCTCTTCCTAGTAATCTGTAGGATTCAATACTTTTCTGTGCGATATCAAGAGCCTCCTGACCAGCCTTTGCCGCTTCTGAGCCATAGGACATCTCAATATATTCCGATTTCTTGTCGATGAGTTCATCCCAAATTTCGTTCAGACGATTATACTTGTCGACCATCTCATCGTAGTCGGAATAATCGGCACCGCCAATATTAAACTTACCCAATGTCAGTACATTTGCAAATCCACCCCACGTTTTCTCAGCCACATGGCCAATTGATTTTACAATATCACCGACAAAATTTACCAGCCCTTTCTCTCCAATCTGGTCGAAAATAGCCAGGATAGAGGCTATGATTCCTCCAATTTTGCTACCGGACTCAGATAATACATCAACCAGAGACCCAACAGCACTACCAAAAGATGCCAGACTCATATCCGCATCTCCGAGCTGGTTCATTGCATCAGCGACGGCTGTCAGATTTTTAACAGCCTTATCCTTTGAGGTCTCCAAGTTCCCCTCCGTATTACGGACTTTGGCTTCAGCCTTGTTCTTATTTGTGCGGGCAGTCTCAGCTTCCGCGCTGTCTATCCCATATTTCTTTACCGCTTCGTCATATGCCTTCTGCGCTTCGGTCAGTTCACCGACCGCTTCGGAATAGTCGCGTATGGATTCGGTCAGGTTGCCGAACAATCCGCCTTTATTGATGACCTCCTCGTCGATTTTACCAAGGGCTTCCTCGATGACCTTGATCTGTTCGGGAGTAGCGTTCTTTTTGAACTCCGGGCTGTTACGAAAAGAGACGATCTGTTTCTTTACTTTCTGGAGTTCCTGCTTAGTCACACGTTCCAAATTACCGAAGACAACATCCCAGTTGATGACGTTCTTGAGCTCTGTAAAATCGAGAGCGGACAATGCTTCGTCACGCTGCTTGGCCAGCAGCTTCTTATCATCCTCACTGAGTCCCTCCTGGGAGGACTTCAGAGCATACTCCTTCATGATCGCAGTACGCTTCTGCTGATAGGTGCCGTATTCCTTGTTATATTCAATCCAGGATTTGAGATCCTTATCCTGAAACTCCTTGTCAATCGCGTAAAGATCCTTTGCGTATTGCTGATAGGCAACAAGACGCTGCTGTTGGGCATTGTCTTTTATCGCTTTCTTCTCTTCAGGAGTAGACTTGACGCCACGCTTCTTCTCGGCTTCCTCCATCTTCTTGAGCGTATCACGTTCCTGCTTGTTGATCCCGGCAAGAGTTTCTTCCAGTTCCTGTTTAGCCAGTTTTTGTCTCTTTTCGATTCCGTCCTTCATCACAGCGATGCGGGCGGCTTCCAGTTTCTGTTGTGCCTTTATACGTGCGTCGGCAAGTTCGTCCTGGTAGTCGCGTGCGGATTTGCCGGTATCCTTTTTTTCATAGTCATCGATACCGGCAGCTTTAAGTATTTTTTTTGCAGCTTCTTCGGCTTTTACACCCAATTCTGTGTATACATCTCCGGCTTCCTTGGCCTGATTTATCTGAGCAGTAAAATAATCCTTCTCTTTTTTACCTCCTTTATTGGCGACAACTTCAAACAATCCTCTATACAAAGCCTGAAACACATTGGCTTTCCCCGCATTCTTTTGATCTGCCTGCGCAGAGAGCATACGGGCGTATTCCTTTGCTGCTAGTTCCTGTGCCGCAGCAGCTTGGGCCCTTAGTGCCAAAGCCTGAATAAACGCAGGAGTATTTGTGACAAGCAAATTCTCTGCATCATTGACATTCTTAACAGCGACATCCAGCTTTTTGAACTCATCAGCATTATCCTTGATAAACTCTTTCTTTTTTTCGAGATTATTCCCCAGATGATTCCATTGCTCCTGAAGGGATCTGATTTTAGCTATCTGATCACCCACTTTACTTGATCCAGAAGTAAAAGCGTCGTTTATTTTTTTTTGTGCATCTGCAAGGCTGATGCTTGCCTTGCCAGCAGACATCATCGATTTAATAAAATTACCGATCTCCTTTCCGTATACGACGGAAAGAGTGATTGCAGTGGCCATTGCCGTCTGCCAAGAGAACAGGGAGGAAAGCACCTGTTTCCATACAGGAGTTGCTTTCTTTCCAGCGGCAGTCAGAGCTTCGTATTCCTTCCTTGCCGATGCCAGTGCATCGGTAAACATGGGGATGTTGTTGGAGATAGCCAGAAAGAACATCTGCGGCCCCATAGCGAGGGCAGGCAGCTCACGAGCAATCTGCTGCATGCTCATCTTCACATTGTTGAGCTTGGGAGCAGGATCGTCACCTAAAATAGGTGTAGAACTTGTCTTTTTCTTCTGTGCCTCCAGCTCCTTTAGTTCAGCCTTTAACTGCTCAATGACACCAGTAAGAGCCTGGATTTCCGCCATCTGCGCATCGGAATTCGTGCCTGCGGACATCGCCTGCCTGAACTGATTCTGCAAATCTTTGAGCTGAGATTCCAGTTGCGCTATCACGGCCTGGGTATACTTGCCCATATCACCTAGGTTACCCTCCACCGAGCGCATCCCTTTGAGCGTCTTGTCATCAAGCAGTATTTCCAGTCTGACGGGTTCCATTTATCCTCCTAATCTTGTTTGAAAATATTCTGTAGTAAAAGTCTCCGGACGACGGTTCTTTTCCCTTTCGATAAGCTCCTCCTTTGAGATATACCGGCTGACATCCATGTTCATTACCAGCAGCTCCGCGTAGCTGATCTTCCAGAGAATATAGTACTTTGAACATCCGAACCGCTCCATAGACTGAGCGATGATACCGAGAATGCTATGTGGACCTTCATTACGGCCCTTTAACTCATCCTCTCTTTGTGGCTTCCGATTGGTTCGAGCAGCTTTGCCGCCCTGGCTGCCAATGGAATAGTATTGCAAAAAGCCTGTACGTCTATGCCCGAGAGCAGCTGTATCAACGCTGCTGTAAGCATGGCAGGATGTACACGCCATCTAAGATACCAGGCAACGGGTTTTACCAGCAGCCATCCGGTGAGAAATCCCGTGCAAATAGACAGGGCAACGATCTCACTGACAGCCTTTCCCTTCTCCGCGATAAACTTAAGACGGGCATCATACTCCATTTCCTTAATTTCTTCCGGTGTAACGCCCAGCTTCAGGTAGCGAAGGGCAATCCTGATGATCGCTCCTGCCGGCGGACGGTGCATGACAAGGTGCGAGTTGCGTTTCCGCTTGCCGAAGATCCTCCGGGGTATCACCGGTATGCGGATGCCAACGTCAAGCAGCATTTCAGCTGCCTGACGCTGTGTAGCTTTGTTATCCATTACGATCCCTGGTTAGGCAGTTCGCTTACCGGTGGTACCTCACCAGGTGCAAAGATCTTGTAGGCAGGCTTGTTTTCTCCCGCCTCCTGCATTTCCAGTTCGCACGAGATACCCAGCACGTTAGAAAAGTTGATACCGTTGGCGAAGTTGCAGGTAAGCAGCCCGTTATAAATACGGATGGTATGTCCGGTGGTACATCCGATATCAAACACACCCTGAACATCCTTGTCCTCGGTCGGCGGGGTGTAGTTACCCTGTTCATCAGCCTCTCCACCCATGACCTGTACCATGTTTTTAGCCAGCAGCTCAATCAGGGTAAACGTCCACATCTTGGTTCCGGGAGTACCCTTGATCACGGCAAACGGCGCATTGCGTTTCTGTGCTGCCCAGATACGGTTCTTGGTTGGGGAATCTCCGCCCGGCTGCATGCCGTCTTCGGAAATCAGACCAAGTGCCGATCCGTTATATTTAAGCGAGCTTACTCCATAGATAGCTCCAGTATTCTCCATATCAATCTAATTTAAATTGTTTTTTAATTTGCTTTTAAGCCACCGGGACCCTGTTAAAAGGAGCAGGCATATAAGACACAATCCTATGATCTTTATCTTTGCCCGCTCCCAAAAGGAGGGTGATGGTGTTGTTTCCTCTTTGAGCGTCTCATCCGTTTCACTATTCTCCGCGAACGTCCTCTCTATTGTGATCTCCTGCTTCCCCTCAGTCTGTGCCGTGACGTTCACGCCACCTTCTCCGTCAGACTCAATCCTGAGATTCAGACCATTTTCCTGTTTTTGCACACCTATGCCTTCAGGGAGGCTGGCGATCATCCGCAGACGTTCCGGTTCCAGTGCCAGGCTCGCCATCCTCATCGGGTCCTTCGCGGAGGTGATTACCTCGGTTCCGCTCCGCTGAAGAGACCCCGAGCGGACGACTGTCCGGTTCTCCCTGCTTGCCGCGCAGGAAGATAAGAGCAGGACAATGCTCAGCATACCTGCACTGATGGCACCTGCGAAATGCCTGTTCGAAAATGATGATCTTTCCATTGACTTTTCTTATTTGATCACTTAATTTGAGAGTTGTCGCAGAGAGGTCGTCATACAGCTGATGATACACGCCTTCGTTTTCCTTGACCGCACGGACCTTCGTCAGCCTGCGGTCACGCCACCAGCCGATGGCCATGACGACTATCCCTGTAGGAGCAAACCAGTCCTGCAAAAGGGTAAGTACGGTACTCCAGTCCATGACGAATCAATGAGAGGTGATTACACGGCTTCTTCTTCCTCGGATTCCGATAGTTGCCCACCTTCTTCCTTTGCCTCGGCTGCTTTAGCGGCAGCTGCTTCACGTCTTACTTGAGCCCAGCGTTTTTCTGCGGGTGCTGTCTGTTCTTTGCTCTGTGCTGTAGTTCCATCCCACGAATAGATGGCTCCAATCGCTTCCTGTTTCTTCGGCAGCACGATATAGTAATGGCGGAAGTTTACCAAGCTCTCCTGAGCGGTCGGATTGGTCGCAGCTTCGCTATAATACATCTTCGTAGAACCTTGCGCACGGAACATGCGGGGTACATAGAACACAAAGGATGCCTTCATGTCGGTTTCGGCCGGTGCCTGAGTATACGGTACCTTGACTCCCTCTTTGGTAAAATACGGGCAGTTGATGAACGTATAGATCTGGAAGCCGAACATATTAAGCAGCTTGCCGCTGGTATAGTTGTAGTACTTGTCCTTGAACGACTGGTCCTGTTCAAGCAGGTCGTTCACATGATCCGGGCAGAGCACCAGGCGACGTCCGTCTTCAGGTACCTCCGCATTGTCGAGCGCACGCTTAAGGGCAATAATGTCCTTGAGGGTCATTTTCTTTCTTCCGGCAGCATCCGCCTCTCCACTGGTAGGGATCACCGGAGTCTTGGCTGTATGGCTATATGGAGCCAGCGCATGCGCAGCTTTCTTATAACGGATACGGTCGATGGCGGTTCCATGACGCTGGATATCCAGTGAGAGCTTGTCGTAAGAGATCGCATAGAGCTGGTCATCCGTTACACGGGTGGCTTTTGTCTGGAACTTGTCCAGCCCGATAGGGATGTCACCTTCTACCAGATCCTGAACCGGTATCGGATAAGTCGTATTATTTACCAGTACATCAGGATCGCCACCCACATCTACCAGGTGGATAATCTCATTGTTGACTTTTGCCGAATAATCAGGGATACCGTCCAGGAAGGAAGCGGTCAGTCCCGCATCCATCTGTCGCACCAGCTCACCGGTCCATACTTCAGTATATACACCTTCCAGTGCGGCAGCTACCGGTGTAAAGTTTGTAAGGGCCATCGGAATAACGACTCCCGATATGGCGCCATAGGCCGGATTGATTCCAACGATGGAAGCCAGAATAATTCCCATCACAACGTTAAACATCGTTCCGGTCAGAAATTTCAAAACAGTTTTCTTTTTCATTTTTTTGATGTTGTTATTGGTTAAACAAGCTGCGGACAGTCCACTCCGAACTGCTTCTTGTACAGTCGCTTGTACTGTTCCGGGTCATTGGAACGCATCAGTTTAAGTTCTGCTTCCGGTACGTCCTCCCATTTCTCATAGCTTCCGGCGGAAGCGGCGGAAGATGTTTTTCCTCCCGCAATAATGGCTGTGGGACGCACGGCCGCGTTCATCGCATCAAAGGTGAGCTTGAGGGATTCAGTTCCTACCGTCTTGCCCAGCGTGATGAAATGCTCTTTCTTGTCGGCACCGATCTTGCCTTCGGCAATGGCGGTATCCACCAACGTAGTGACACCCGCGAGCTTCAACTTGTCCAGCTCCTTCTGCAAGTTATCCTTCTCGGAGATGAGCCGGGCATTAGCATTCTGGTATTCCAGGACCACATTGATTTTTTTCTGCACGTCTGTCAGCGTTGCGGCATCCGTGAGGCCCAGCATCAGGGCGACTGCTTTCAATTCTTCATTCATTTGAGGTAATGTTTTTGGATTGTTATTGTTTTTCAGCAGCGGAAGACTGTGCGCACCCTCCTGCCTGCCGAGTTTGAGTTCCTTTCCTTCATAGCTCAGACGGATATTGTCGTCATTACCGCCGATGTCCACCATGCTGTATTCCACCAGACGGGACTTGGTAACGGTGGGACAGGTCTGCCCGGGTTTGAGCAGCGCCGGATCTTCGGACATTTCCAATATCTCAAAATTCGGAGATCCCATCCGCAGCGTACCTTTTTCCCACTGCTGCTTGGCCAGCTTCGACTCTTCACGAACCTCATCGAAATAAGGTTCACCGGTAATCTCACCATTCTCCCTGCGTATGTCCTTTATCATTCCGATGATGATACCTCTCTGGTGCATCCACAGAAGGATAGGATTACGCTCGTACTGTGAAAGATCGACACCATCGGTCTTTACCCATGTACCATACTGATTTAATGTTTCATTCGAAATTCGGATTCTCTCGCCCATTGCATCTCTTTTTTGTCACAAACTTATACCGGAGAGAAAGCCCTTCAAAAAAACTATGCAACCTTTTCCTGCAACTGTGCAGCCTGTACTTCATTGTATGCAACCGCTACGTCATTTTTTTCTACCCGCTGGAGGGATACGCATCTTTGTCTCAAATTTTAAACGACCGGTATGGCAAGAACGGAACATAAATCCAAAGAAACGGCGAAGGCACTCTACCTGAAGGGCGTCCCTGTAGAACGCATCCTCGAACTTACTACAGTTGCGCGGCAGACACTCTCCCGATGGATCAACCAGGAGGGATGGAAAGAGCTCAAGGCATGCTATGGCATGACACGCGAGGAGATCACACAGAAGATCCTCTCCATTGTCAATGATGCCATTGAGAATCCGGACGAGTACCTGAAAAGAAAGAAGATAGCCGACGATCTGGTAAAGCTGGCCGCCGCTATCGAAAAAATGGACAAGAGCACCAATATCATACACTACGTGGAAGCCTTCATACGGTTTGAAGACTGGCTGATGGAACACAGAAAAGAATACCCGGAACTGCCCGATGAGGTGGTGATGATGCTCCATAGGCTGCATGACGACTTTATCTCACCATTTTTTATAAAGAAGTAAATATGACCGAACAAGAAAGAAAAGACGCTTATAAGCGCTGGCTGCAACAGAGCGAGAGACTCAAGCGGCTGACATCGGACAAGCGTATAGAAACTCCGGAAGAGAAAAGACGCAACATTGCCCGTGCCCTGAAAGACTACAACTATTTCTGCCAGCGTTATCTGAAGCATTATTGTGAATGTCCTAACGCCAGGTTCCAGAATGATGCGGCACGTTACCTCTATAATAATCCCAACTGCCGGGCTGTATTCAAATGGCCGAGAGGGCATGCCAAGAGCGTGCACCTGGACATCGGTATACCGTTGTGGCTGAAATTCAACGGTATGCTACACGTGATGGTGCTTGTGGGCAAGAGCGAAGACAATGCCGATGCCCTGCTGGGAGACTTACAGATGGAACTGCAATCCAACCAATATATCATCGAGGATTTCGGTGAACAGTACAATGCAGGCTGCTGGCAGGAAGGCGAGTTTGTCACCAAAGACCGCTGTGCCTTCTTCTCGCGAGGAAGAGGACAGTCACCTCGCGGACTCCGGTTCCGCGAGATGCGTCCGGATTATATCGTTGTGGATGACCTTGATGATGACGAGATGTGCCGCAGCGAGGCCCGTGTACGGGAAATGACCAAATGGATCAAGGAAGCCCTCTTCGGATGCTTTGGAGGAAAAGGAGGACGCTTTGTCATGGTCGGCAACCTGATCGGCAAGAACAGCGTGCTGCAGAGGATCATCGACAGTCGCACGGTACATACCAGCTCGGTGAACGCTTTCGACAAAAATGGAAATCCCGCATGGCCCGAAAGATACACTACGGAATATCTGAAGGGACTCGAAGAGTTCATGGGATACCGTTCCTTCCAGAAGGAGTACATGAACAATCCCATCACCGAAGGAGCCGTATTCCAGGAGAGGTGGATCAAGTACAGACGGATGCTCAAGCTGAAATACTATGAGAGCATCGTTGTCTATGTCGACCCTTCCTGGAAAAGCACCGGAAAGAACGACTACAAGGCGTGCAAGATGTGGGGACGACCCCAGAGAGGACTCAAGACGGCATCCCCGAGGGAACTACACTGCATACGTGCCTTCTGCCGGCAATGCAGTGTCGGAGAAATGGTGCGCTGGCTCTACGACCTGTACGAATCACTTCCGGAGGATTGCGCCGTATCCTTCTATATGGAGGCCAACTTCATGCAGGATACCATACTCGACGAGTTCCAGCGGGAAGGAGACCTGAGAGGATACCAGCTGCCCATCATGCCGGACACCCGCAAGAAGCCCGACAAGTTCGCACGTATCGAAGCCATATCACCCCTGTGGGAAAGAGGGTTCGTATGGTACAATATCAAGTACAAGGATGATGCCGATATGAAGACATCGATTGACCAGACACTCTCCTTCGAACAGGGAAGCCGGGCACATGACGATTCCCCGGACGCGGACGAGGGTGCGATCTACAAGCTGCAGAAACAGGTACGGCAGGATACGCTGCCACCTCGTCTTGGGGTTAGGGAGCCACCCCAGAAAAGATGGTAATCATTTAACTATATCACTATGTATATCACGGATCAGGATTATATCAATATCGGAGAGAATGCCCTGGAGATTGTGCAGCAGAGCAAGCCGGAGAACCGGGAAGCGGCGGAGAAGTTCGCTATGGACTTTGCGGCCGGATATCTGAGGGCAAGGTATGACGTGAACGCCGCTTTCGCAAGAGAAGGGAATGAGAGAAACATGGCGCTCGTCGGATGCCTGACGGATATAGCGCTCTACAGGATGGTGCTCAGTCTGCCCTCCCGGATGAGCTGGGAGAAGTACGAGAAGCAATACAGCCGGCAGGTGGAATGGCTCAAGGCCGTACAGTCCTCCGCAGTGATGCTTGACCTTCCGACCGTTACCGGACCGAACGGAGAAGAGGATTACCACAATCCCATCCGCACAGGCGAGGGAGTCAGAAACAATTATATCTGGTAAGTCATGGGAAATAAAAGAAAAGAAAACACCCGGTTCGGAAACATCGACCTGGCACGTCCGGCGGACCGCCGCAGAGTGAAGGACGTGACTGTCAAACTGCAGCTGCAGACGGAAAACCTCACACGTAATGACCTGAAGACATGGCGATGGGCATGGCAGCAGGCCATCAACGTAGAGCAGCCAAGACGCACGAAGCTCTATAATATCTACACGGATGTGGATGTAGACGGACATCTCACGGGCTGCGTCGAACAGCGGACGGGATTCGTGATGAACAAGGGATTCAAGATCACGAACAGGAACGGGAATGAGATGGATAACGTCAAGGAGCTTTTCGAGGCTCCCTGGTTCAAGGTATGGATGAGACTCAGTCTGGAGAGTATCTATCAGGGCAACTCACTCATCGAACTCGGGCCGGTGATCACGGTGGATGACAAGCCGGTATTCAGCCACATCAAACTGGTGCCGCGCACACATGTTATTCCGGAGTTCGGTGTAATCATCCGTAGCGAGAACGATACCTGGCAGTCGGGATTCGACTACCGGACGGGAGCTGTGTCATGGAACGTAACGGAGGCCGGAGGCACACACGATCTGGGACTCTATCTCAAATGCGCGCTGCAGACCATCCCGAAGAAGAACATGGCCAGCTTCTGGGATATGTTCGGCGAGATCTTCGGCATACCGCTGCGCATCGGAACCACCACCAGCCGCGATCCAAAGGAGTTCGACAAGCTGGAGAAGCTGCTGCGTAACATGGGAGCGGCATCCTACGGACTCTTTCCGGAAGGGACCACGATAGACATCAAGGAAGCTACACGCGGTGACGCCTATAACGTGTATGACAGGCGGATCGAACGGTGTAACTCGGAACTGAGCAAGGCGATACTGACACAGACCATGACTGTTGACAACGGAGCATCACTCTCGCAGTCGAAGGTGCATGAGAACATGCTGGATAATCTGATCAACAAGGATGCCGATATGATACGGGATCTGGTAAACTGGCAGCTGATCCCACGCATGGTTTATCATGGATTCCCGGTGAAGGGATGCAGATTCGAATGGGATGACAGCGTGACTTATACTCCAGAACAGCAGGTGGCATACGAAAGAATGGTCATGGAGCATTATGAAGTAGATCCCCAGTATGTTATTGAGAAGTACCAGATGCCGGTCAAGGCACGCAAGGAAACGACCCAGCAGCTGGTAAAACCTTTTTTCGACTAGGCCCCGCTGATTATGCGGGGCTGCATGAGAGGGCAAGGCTTGTATATGAGAACGCTTCCCTGTCCCTGGCTCAGGAAGAGGAGGAAGAAAATGATACGGTAGAAGTCGACACCTCTTCCGTCGAAGCGGCATTCGTTCTGCTGATGGCATGGCTGCACCGACAGGAGCAGTTCTCCCCAGAGATGCTGAAAGAGGAGGAGGTGAGGAACTTTATCCGTGAGACCGCCACGCTGCTGGACGGAGCGGTGGATTATTCGATCCGGGAAGTTCCCCTGGATGCGGTGAGCATCGAGCGGCTCAAGGAGTCTAACTATGTATTCAGCGGGATCAAGACCTTTCATGAGCTCAATGAGGCGTTTCCTTCCCTGCTGGATGAAAAAGGGAATAAAAAGCCGTTTGAACGGTTTTTAAATGACGTCCAAAAGATCAACAATACGTACAACGGTTCCTACCTGAAGACGGAGTATAACTTCGCCGGGGCGGCGGCACTGATGGCGGCGCAATGGAAGGATTTCGAAAAGGATTTCCAGGAGGATGGGGACCGCTATAATCTGCAATACCGGACTGCGGGTGACGAGCGGGTACGCAAGAGTCATCAGTTGCTGGAAGGGATTACGCTCCCGATTACCAGCAAGTTCTGGGACTGGTATTTCCCGCCCAACGGTTTCGGCTGCAGATGCGTGGTACAGCAGGTGAAAAAAAGCAAATACCCGCAGAGTGACGAGCAGCAGGCCATGAACCTGGGATCGCAGGCGACCGCCGGTAAATATCAGGAGATGATGCGTTTTAATCCGGGCAAGCAGATGACCACTTTTCCTGCATACAATCCCTATACGAGAAAGGGATGTACCGATTGTAACGGAAAAGGATCGGACAATGAGCTCTGCCGGGCATGCAGGATCGTGCGTAAACAAGCGAAAGGAGGAGAAAATGGCTGAAAAAGATACAAAGAAGGTGATCAGGGAACTGCAGCAACGGATCAACCGCTACATCCGTCTTACCCTGAAGGACATCAGGACGGAAGCCAAGGAGGAGTTCGACCGGAACTTCCAGCGGGAGGCTTTCTTTACCGAGAAGTGGAAAAGAAGACGATACGCTCAGGATGAGACTCGGGGAATATTGCAGCAGTCCGGAACGCTCCGCAAAAGCATACGGGCCGAGATTATGGAAGGCAACAAGGGAGTAGCGTTTACTTCATCCGTTCCTTATGCCAGGATACACAACGAAGGTGGGACCATTACCGTTACCCGAAGGATGAAAGGATATTTTTGGATCAAGTACAGGGAAGCTATAGGCAAAAGGGGATATACCCTGAAAGGGGAACTGCGCAGGACCAAGAAAAACCGGCAGCTGTCCTCGGATGCGGAATTCTACCGGGCAATGGCCTTAAAGAAGGTCGGCAGCAAAATTGTCATTCCCCGCCGGCAGTTCATAGGCACACACCCGGATCTGGAGAAACTGCTGCAGGAAATATCAAGGGAAAATATCAAGGAAGTATTTAACGACTAATTATAAATATCATGAGAAGTTTTTTCTTTTTACAGCTCCAGAAACACCTGGAAGGACTGACGGACGATAAGGGAGAGTCCCTTGTCAAAACCTACGACCTGTGGAACGAGCAGGTGGATTTTATTGAGGAGGAAGAGCCTTTTGCCCGCCCTGCGATATTCCTTGAGTTCATGCCTTACAAATGGCAAATGCTCTCTGCCGCCACGCAGACGGCAACTGTTCCCATCAGGCTGCATATAGTCACCGACTGGAAAGGTTCCTCCAGGAAAGGAAGCAAATATCAGCAGCAGACACTGGAGCGCTTCATTCTGCTGGAGAAGATCAGCAGACATCTGCATAACTTCCTGGGAAACGACGGCAGCGTATTCTTCGATATGTTCCGGCGTACCGCCAGCGATACGAATCATAACCACTCAGAACTGATAGAGGATATCGAGGAATACACTTTCCGCGTTACGCAGAAACTCTAGAAAAGACTCATCTGCATCTCCTTCTGCTTGGAAATGATACGGTCATCGGCACTGGCATTGATGATGTTGTAAAAGGTGCGCTCGCAGATCCTGAACTCCGGCCATATATAGCGCCGCAGGATCTCCCGGTTCGACAGGCCGTCACGGGAATGCTCGTCATAGATGCGCACGATAGACGATACACGGTGAACATAGCTCCGTCCCGGAGTATTCATTCTGGATTTCTTCATACCTGAAAACAATTAAAAACAATCTTGAAAAACTTTTTACCTCAATGACAAAAGTAATGATTTCTAGATAAATATCCAATTATAAGGAGGGAATAATAAAAAAGCCCTCAACGCTCGTTTTCTGATCCCCATCACAAAACAAAGATAAATGCACATTATCCACACGCTGAGGGCTAAAATCCTTAACGTGAATAATGTGCATTTGTTGTAATGGGGTGCACAAAAGTAACAATAAAAATTAGAAATTTATGTGTAAGAGCGAAATTTTCTTTAGACTGCTTTCCCTGACAGAGCAGGAAACGGAAGTAACAAGGGAGAGAATTCTGGGTGATTATAAGGATATGGAGGCTACCGATGCCAGGTATGTTCTTGTTACCCTTCTAACCGAAAAAGGATTGTATCCCGATCAGATCGCAACATTTCTTCACCGAACAGCCCGAGGTGTCCGGCATCTGATGAGACGAAACATCACCTCACCGATGATCGGTATTTATCTGTCACAGATCAGGAAGCGCATGGGAAGCGATGCGTAGAACAGCCGGCGACAGACTAGTATGTTTGCAGTACGGTCAAGTAGTGACCGGAACCTAATAAAATTATAAAGGCTATGGCTGAAGAAAAGATTATTTGTTGCGGAGATCCTTACCGCGGCAACAATGATGCGCTCATGGGCGCATTGCTCGGCAGACAGGACAATGGTGCCGAAATGGCCGCCCTGATGAATGGCGGTGCAAACAACTGGATGAACAATCCGTTAATTTAAGCAGGCGGATTTAAAACCTCGTGAATTGCTGGAACACCCTGAGCTACAGTAGGGCAATCAGCAGCGAAGCCCCAGGTTATTACCGGGGAACGTTCAGAGACTATCGAAAGCATAGGGTAACACCGAAGAAGCGAGTAGAGTAGCCGCCAAGCGGCGGCGAAGTGCGAGGGCTGTGAAAACAGTGTGATATAGTCCGAACTCCGTGGAAACACGGAGAGAACGTGCGGAAGCGGTACGTTCGTAACACCAATGTTGCTTACATGATGATGATGGGCATGATGCGCATGATGTACGGCGAAGGCTGGAATCAGGGAGGAAACCTCCAGAATGCCGAAATCCAGGGACAACTCAATGCGATCCGCACACAGATGTCCGACAACCAGAACAGCAATCTGCTCATGGACGGTATTCACGGAAATACGGGTGCCATCCGCTCGTTGTCAGACAACCTGAACTGTGACTTCAACATGTTGAACCAGTCCATCTGTGCTGTACGTTCCGCCATCCAGGAGGTATCCGGGCAAGTGGGATTCTCGGCTGAGCGCGTGATCAATGCAGTCAATATGGGTGATTGTAACGTCATTCAGGCACTGCAAAACTGCTGCTGCCAGACACAACAGGCAATCCTGAAGATGGGATACGAGCAACAGCTTGCGACCTGTCAGCAGACCGGTGAGCTCCGTAACGGACAACGGGATCTGGGCGTGGCAATCGCGCAGGGATTCTCCGCTACCGCCTTCCAGGCACAACAGGACAAGTGCGACATCATCCGCGCGGGTCAGGACAACACGCAACGTATCATCGATACGCTGAACAACCACTGGTCGGCTGAGGACAAGCTGAAGATCCAGGATCTTAAGTTCGAACTCTCCCAGGAAAGACAGAACCGCTACATCGCTTCCGTGATGAACGGAGGATGCGGATGCGCTTCGGGAAATATGGGAGTGGGAGTGTAACCGTAAAAATAGAAAACTGACATGGTTACATTATCACCCGTAGGATTGGCTGCCGCACCGGTGGCCAATCAGCTGGCAGTTCTGGCGACATTCAAGGAGAGGCTTTGCCGCCCCTTCTGTATCGATTCCAGTCTGCAACCGCAGGTTACGGTGAATTACACCGCCGGTACACCGGTGCTTAATGGCACAACGGTGTTTGTACCCGTTACCGCTGTGGTAACCGTAGTTACTCCCGGATGCGGATGCAGGGCTGCCACGCAACTGTTTACCGAACATTTCGTTGCGGCGTTTCAGGGACAGACGGCCGTTCCGACTTCCGTTACCATCACGTCGGTGGGACGGAGACAGGGAGGATCGGACGTACAATGCGGAAAGGCACATACCTATACGCTCAACGACTCGCTGACCATCGTAATTGCGTAATTATTCCAGCCGGGAGGACCACAAGAGGGAAACCTCCCGGACTGTTTTTAAAACCTTTAAAACGATTTTAAATTATGCTGATCAAAGATTTAAAGAACGGATATCCCATATACGTGCTGAACCACGAAACGCTGAAAGCTGAGACCGGCAAGGTCGTAAGCATCGGAGATCCCTATTTCCCGGCACAGAAGCCCGGACAGACTCCTCAGAACCTGGGAAGGGTGGTAGACGTTACCCTCCTGCTGGGAGAAAAGACGCAGACCTTCACCATGCCGGAAACGCTTTCCGTATGTTATGCCGGAACGTTAGTGTTTTCAGCGGACAAGGAAGGTATCCTCGCGGAAGTACGTGCCACACGCGCACAGAGTCAGGCAGTCATAGACTCCTACGATAAACACCAGAAGAACGTGCAGACCTGTGATGACATCCTGGAGGAGTGGGATACGGATTACAAGGAAAAGAAGGAGAATGAGAAGCGCATCGGCAATCTGGAAAGTAAGGTCGACAAGCTCTCAGAAGCTATCTCTGAATTTATCAACGAATTCAAAAAGTAAAGGCTATGTACATGATCATTATCGGATGTGACTACAAGAGAGAGTACATCGAAAAATATGGCGAGCACTTCAACGAGAAGCTGGCAGAGTTTGCGATCCGGCATCTGAAGAATGTGGATGGCACCAATCATCGATGGAGTATGGAGGATATCATCGAGGCATTCAAGAGAGAGAAACTTTCGCTTCCGGACAAGGAAAGCCTGCATGACCTGCATTATCTGGCCAACATGCTATACAGCGACTGGTATCCGGAGGCAATGATCACGGAACCGGTTATCCTCAAGGCTGCAAGGAAGTATCTGGAAGATCCGGATGGATTCAAGGGAATGATCTTCCTGACATGGCTCTATAAGATGAAGAAGAAGGGAGTGGAAATTCCCTGGAAGGAAATGATCGATTGACTTTTCTTATATACGAATAACGGGTGCTGCGGTTGATCTACCGGGCACCCGTTATTGTTTATACATTAAACTTCAAATTATTTAAAAAACTCTTTTGCTTTATCAAAGGAATTAAATTTCGTAAAATCTATATATTCATCAGAATTGCAAATAAAATCTCTATAACGAGCTTCTATTTTTTTATATTCTTTATTATAAACATTTATTTCATGCTGATGTTGAGAATAGTCAGTTGCTACTATTTCTTTATATATTTTGAATATATCTATGATAAATTCCTTTTTAAGCAACTCTTTTGCTTTTTCTATATTCCCTATAGCAAATTCTATTTTGGCAGGAGACAGACCATCTGCCCCCGTAAGAAATGACTCTCTGATTTTCTTGACATTGTTAGTCATTCCCCATAATTTAAAGAATAAGATAATCTGTAATATACCAAATACGATAATTACAATTAATACAAATGATGTAATTTCTTCCATAATTGTGTGTTTTATATTATACGACATGACAAATAACGTACAAATATACAGATTTGCATATAAATTGTTACTATTTTCTGTTTTTTTTAGATGGTTTTACTTGCACATATCTATTCTGTTACTTGTAGAATATGTATTTTTCTTCGCAATACATACAATGATTTTCTTTGCAATACTTTTCAACTGCTTTTCGAGTTTTAAAGTCCTTTATTTTTCCATCTTTTGATGGAATATGTTCCACGTTAAAGTTTTCATCCACTTTTAGCGGAACAAATCTTGTTTGAGTATTAAATCGTTTCATTTTTTTATCGGTTATTCGTTATCTAAAACTTCGTCTATCCAGCTTTTAGCCTCTGATATTTTATTCGCTTCCCTACTCATGGCATTTTGGTAACTATCAATTATATTTCGATTTAGTTCTTTATCTTCTAATTTTGAATATTATTCAAATAATTCAGGATGCGACTCTTCATACGATTCCCACTTTTTTTGAAACCAATAGAGAGAGTTCACAAGATTCGTTATCAAGTTATACTCGGCTGGATACGTTTCTTTATTATATACTTTGAGTAAAGCCGAAAACTTATCAATATCTCTCTGAATGAATCCTTCGTGTTGATATTCTCTTTTTTGAAGGTAACATCCTATTTCGTAAGAAAGACCTTTTTCTTTGCACTCAAAAAAAGTACAACAATAATCTTCTATCTTTCTAAGCACATGAAAGTTAAATAGCAATGCGCTATATACTTCTTTACTTACCAAATTTTCAATCTTATATTTGTCATTATCAGGGAGCAAAATATAAACCCCTTCTGCATATTTGTACTTATCTGTACGCTTGATGTCGTAAATCTTTATATTCATTTTTAAATTGTTTTACTCTAATTTATGCTGCCACTTTTCTTAATTCACGTAGCTTCCTGCTGACAGCCTCACAGAGAACCCGTGCCATCGTTACCTCAACTGCATTGCCTATGAACTTCTTCTGATCGGCTTGCGTGCCGATGAGTTTGTAGTCTTCAGGGAATCCCATGATACGCTTTAACTCTGGAATCTTTAACATTCGCATCAGGATGTCAACCATTCCATACACAGCCATGAACTCCTTTATCTTCCGGGTCATGGGGCTATCCGTTTCGTACACCTCGATAACAATTTCTCCTTCTTTTGTGCATACCAGATAAGGAGGCATCTTATCCATGCGTGCAATGAGTGTAAAGCATGGGTTGTCTATGTTGCCACCAGCAGACATAAATTGCGGATTCATCAGGTAGTGCCACTTTCGGTTAGCAGTGATAACTGGTGCAGGATCATCTATCTGGCTGCCGATATTTCCAAAGTTAGTATTCATCACCCACGGGCGACAGCTTACAAGATTATACTTTGGATTCGATGTCAAGGCTCCAAGAGGCTGATTAACTCCGGCAGGCTTACTTTGTCCGAACTGCTGGTCCATGAATTGGCAGGAGACAAGACGTTGCTTTGGATTAGCCAGAATAGCCGGGGACGGTTGGTTTACATCCGAATGCTGACCGCCACCAGAATAGTAGTTCATAAAGAACGGACTTACCAGAGAAAGACGGTCTTTGGTGAGCAGTGTCGGGCACGGGGCATCTATATCTTTACCAGCATCGTTAAAGTTATACGAGCAAAGAAACTTCGGATTCACGTAATTGAACCTGTCTTTAGTAGAAACCGTAGGGCATGGCTTATCTACCTGGCTGACATTATCTCCATTGCCATAATACGCAGATAGAAACTTAGCGTTTATCAACGAATGGTTATCCTTGCACTTGATGGTATGTGCCGGACCGTCCACGGGTATATTCTTGCTTTCAGGATGTCCACTGAAATACTTGGATAGAAACTGGCAACCTACTTTAGCAAATCTATTGTTAGTAGTAAGCACTCCACAAGGTTCGTCGACAGATTTACAAGTATCTTGCGGTCTGCAAGTATTGTACCTCGAAAGGAAGTGAGCCTGAACAACTCCTAGTCGTCCCTGACAACTTACCGTTGGACATGGTTCGTCAATCCCAGGAGGAATATGCTTGCCTGTCTTTCCATTGATGGAATTGTATTTCAGCAGCCATTTGTCTTTACCGCCTGCCACAAACTTGATTAGACCGGCATAGATGCGTTCTAGTGTTTTCTCTGATAAAGGTTTCTTGCGGGTGAAGATACTTGTACCCTCGTCCTCGAAGTCCAACACGTCCTTGACAGGCTTCCACTTAGCGAGACTGCTGAACATATCCTGCTTACCTTCCTTGCAGTGCGTTGACTCCGGGAACACGATAGGCAATCCATCTTTGGCGAATATACCGAAAAAACGTTTGCGGCTGGTATAGGCTCCGTAATCAGCAGCGTTCATAATCCGGTGGTCGAAATTATATCCATAAGATTTCACGTTGCTGACCCAACGAGTGTAATCTTCTCCTTTGTGCATGGAAATAGGTTTTCCGTTTTCGTCCATCGGTCCCCATGACATAAATTCCTCAACGTTCTCAATTTGAATATAATCGGGGTTGATGGCTTCGATATAACGAAACAGATGCTCTGCAAGCGTCCGACTGTCTGCATCCCGGGGCTGGCCACCTTTAGCTTTTGAGAAGTTGGTACACTCCAAGGATGCCCAAAGAACTAGATGAGCATCTGGATATAGTTGCTTCATCCGTTGTACATGCGCGATTAAAGGAGAAAGCTCCAGTGTGCGGATGTCCTCTGTGAAGTGCATCGCCTCTGGATGATTGGCCGCATGGCTGGCAATGGCATTAGCATCGTGGTTCACGCAGGCAATTACCTTGGCGCATTGTTCACCATTTACCTTTGCTGATTCCACCCCGGTGGATGTTCCTCCGGCACCGCAGAATAAATCAATGTATAGTAGGTTTATATTATTCATTTCTGATTTGTTATTAACTATTATTCAACTGTTTCAAGCGGACAATCATCCGGTATTGTAGTTTCTGTGTTATTCAGCAAATAATACACTTTATTCCTGCCAAAACAAATCGCTTTCACCGATTCATTTTTAACTGCAATTCTCTTAAAATAAGGACAGTTACAGCATTTTTCTATTATCAATTTTTTCTTCATATCTAATTTGTCATGAGCCATACGGTAGACATTCAACCACCGTATGGCAATATTTATTTCTTCATTAAGTCAATGCGATTTTTCAATGTGAGAAGGTAGTCGTGCATCTGTATTTTTTGCAACTCCATTAAAGAAACCTGATTTTCACCAGCAATTTCAACAGCATCTTTTCGGCCAAGAAACAGGACTAACTTATTATGTTTGTCCATCAACTCATTATATTCGATATACATACGGTCAAGAGGTGTATCAGCTACATTGTATGCCTTTTCAAACACATCTTTAGGACTCCAGCTATCATATCCGTCTTCATAACGGACATGATAGCCAGGCTTATCAAAATCTTCTGCATAGATTCCTTCTCTAAGCAAGTGTTTCCCAAACGCATCACCTTTTGTCATAGGTTCAGCTTCAATCTGTTTTGTTCCAATATACTTTTTCATCATTGTTTCTATGGGTTTTACAAAGCCGCCCAAGGCTCATTTAATTCATTACTTTATTGTTATTCTTCAAATGAAACTTCCAAATTCGTATAATTCACTGATGCTTTAGTGTGTCCTTCATCCAGTGTGATAAATTCGCTTTCATCTCCAAGTTTTTGGAGTGCTGCCCATTTAGCGTAATTATACAGCTTTACATCATCCGAGCTTTCTACATATTCCGGATCGTCCCAATCGTCCGTATCACCTAATTCACCATCAAAGTGATTTTCAATTGCCGACAAAGCTTCTTTATCTATTATACTATCATCTATCGTTACCGTTACTGATGCTTCACGGGTAACTGTCACTGTGATTGTTCTATTCATTTCTAATTTATATTGGGTTTTAAATTCCATATTTTCATATTTGATTTTTTTTATTTATCTTTGTTCCAAGATATGGTTTGGGATAAATGCTACCTACTGGTTTTCCCTGAAAGCGCAAGCAAAGTCGAGTGCGAATGGTAGACTATGCACGAGGTAATGGCGTATAGGTGAGTTCAAATCCACCACCATATCTTATTCAATTCCTATCTATTCTGTTTTATTCTTATTATTAGTTATCTCTTCGTATTCTGTAAGCAAATAGATATGTTTTATTTCTATCGCTGTTTCAAGTATTCCCTGTATTTCATTCATTGCAGTACGATATACAGTCGATGAGCTGTGCATATTAGTTTCCTCGGTGCGGTATGGTAAAATTAAATCCTCAGACATCTTTATCATTTTTCCACCATACTGCCAAGCCTTGAAATCTATTCTAAACTTTGCTTTACGTAACATCGTTCCTATTTTGCCTTTATAACAGTATTACGTAAAAAATTAGAGAACTCAGATCGCACGTCAAAGCAGGGACATGCCTTGATAAATTCCGCCGGTTCCACCTCACCTGAGCCATCCAGATCAGGCGAAGTATCCCGATGGCCAAGTAACTCGATGATATCATACTCTTTACACAATTTCGCCACAAGTCCACGTAATGCCGTTTTTTGCTCAGGAGTACGAGTATCGGATGGTCTTCCACTCGCATCTAAACCACCAATGTAGCAGATACCGATTGAGTGCTTATTGTAAGATACACCAGAAAATCCCTTTGTATTACAATGAGCCCCATCAATAGAAAGTGGACGTCCATTCTCTACATGACCATCAAGGTCGACCACGAAATTATAACCAATCTGGTTAAAGCCTCTTTGTTTGTGCATACGATCTATATCCTTTGCACGTAAATCCTGCCCGGCACGTGTTGCTGAGCAGTGAATGATAATTGAGTCAATTGTTTTCATTGTCTTTGGTATTATTAGCATCATAAACATCTTTACTACTATTTTCAATAGCTATTATCGCTGGATTTGAGAATGCCATTGCCTTGGCAATAGTTTCCAGATATCTAGAGAACTCCAATAACTGTTCCTGATTATACTCCTGATAACAGTCAATGATTAGCATGTTAGGACGCTTACCCTCATGTCGTATCCCAACAGGGGACTGGTAAGCCTTTAATGGCCATTCATGTTCGCCTTCCTTTAGTGTCAGCACACATTTCCTTTTCCTTGTATCAGACAGCGTCTTCACGGATGGGGATAATTTGTCAATGAACGGGAGAAACGTCTCTTTTCTCAGTACCACATCACAACATGCCATAGATACACGAGAGTAGCTCTTTCCGATGAAAGATGCGATTTCACGCAAAAGATAGCCTTCCTTACGAGCCATGTGACAGAATAGCATTCTTGCATCAGCCACCTTCTGTTTCCTCACACGAGAGAGGATCAGAACCTTTGGTACCCCAGTCACACGAGAAACATCCTGAAGGATAGCCCTCATCGACTTCTTATCTTTGTTCTCTTTCAAGTTCATAGATTGTCTTTAAATGGTTATTTAATTGTCTTTAAAAGCATCGGCTCCTGATGCGATGCCAGGTGATCTCTCGTTTGAAATTTTGCGGATGGAAAGGCTTGTCACGCGTATGCCAGCCAAAACGTACTCGTTTACTCTCTTCGCGTATGAAGGCATCTATCTCATACTTGAGGTTCTCCAGCTTAATTTGTATTAGCTTCTCTTCCTCCGTGTCAACCTTGCTCACCATCTCTTCCAGATCGTTATGAGAGTCCTGCTCACATACAATGAACAGGACTGCGACTACCCTTGAGCTACTCATTCTTGCTTTTTCTTCTCGTCCGAGGATTCAGGATTGTCGTCTTTGTCAGCTGTATAAGGATATACATCCATGATAGCTGTTTCCACTACCGAGGGCACCTGATAGTCTGCCATTGTGCCTTTCATGCCGGCATCAAGGTTCTCCTTCGCCCGTCCCAGATCCGCAGCCTGTACCAGCACATAAGTGCTCGTATTCTTCTCTTTTCCGCTCTTATCATCCAATGTGATGAAGCACAACTTGCATTTAAACCAACGATCATCACATTCGGCGTCGCTGGGGAAAATTTCGCTGTAGTTGGCACGCTTGATATCCGAAACGGTAAACTCTCCGGAGATAAAGGGAGTCATCTCCTCGATTATCCTTGCTTCCGCTTCCGTGAAGCTGAGAGCATCTACCAGATAAGGTTCTGTTACTTTTTTCTGCATTCCGTTTTCAACGACTTTCTCGTAACGGATCTTACATTCAAACCATGTGTGCATTCCCATAATTATTTATCTTTTTCAGGTTCGTCAATATATTTATCCGCAAAACGGTCAAGCACCTCGATACACTTGTCCGGAAGCTGCTTTGCCGTATCGTTGGTCCTGATATAGTCAATCGTACCACCGATACCATAGATATAAAGCAGCTCCTTGGTCGTCGGAATAAAAATATTCGTCATCGCTGCTATTACACCACAGACAACAAAGCGCTTCAACCATTTGAAGAATGTGTATGCGTCGTCCTTATCCTCGATTACATCACCTTCCGATACCAACAAAACAAGCAGCATGACAACGACAATTATCAAAGCTACAATCCATACGACTGTCAATGCTGTGGACAGTTTACCAATTACGGTCATCCAATAAATTTCATTCATAATGTAAAAATTTAAATTATTAATACTTGAGGTTATTCTCTCTCTTCTCAGACTAAAGATTTTATTCTTCGTCAGGCATCCATTTTATAGTTATGTCCGCTTTTAAAATTTTGCGACCATTACAAACAGGGCAGATTCTTTGCTCTCGATCATTTCGCTCACCCAAGGCTGGTATCCAACCATTTCCGTGACAATATGAACAGGCAAATCCTTGAAAAGTCTTCATCTCATAAATATTCTCCTTCGTTAAATTAGGAGGAGAAACCATCAAGATCTGTACTTGCTTACTCATATCACATCTTGTTAAATGATGGTTCTATTCTTGTCCACTGATTATCCTCATCCTTCTCCTCGAAGTAGAAGCGAACGACAGTACCTTCCACAACATTACTTTCACGGAAGAGCTTCATGATAGAGGAGTATTCAGGATCATTGAAATCCTCTTCCAGCTTATACAAGCGTGAAATGGATTTATAATCAAGATTTCCAACCTCATTACGCTGTATCAGTGACATGGCCAGTTTATAGATGGGATTGCGGTCACCATCTCCCTTTTTCTCAATCCAGACATTCAGATAATCAACCAGGCGTTTCTCGGCTATATCGGCACGTTCATCAAATCCTTTCACCTTATTTCCTTTGACTAACACCCTAAATTTTTCGTTCTGAACTTGGAATCCTAGTTGTTCGTCACGTCTGAGATCTCCATATGACTTTAGCAACTCGTAATAGTTAATAGCCTCATTTTGCAGCCATTCCTTGAAATCCTGACCATCCTTGAGGTATTTACGAAGTCTCTTTTCTGTGGATGCCAGGAATTTGGCACGTACTTTCTCGTAATTCTTCCTCTTGTCCACATCCTTTTTTTTCTTTTCGGCCTGCAACTTGTTCAGTAAGGCCTCACGTTCTTTTTCTGTTAAATTCTTAATATCCATAAAACATAATTTTAATAGTTAACACTATGTTGATTTCTCTCGTTTCTGTCGTTGTCATTGTTGTTCTTGGAAGCGATCAGTACCCATAACAGGCAACTGGAAGCCCATATCTTTGTATTTATGCTATCCCCAGTGATGATTCCGAGAATACAGCAGACAATCTCCAGTCTGTAAATCCACTTCATTTTCCCTCCTTTTTCTTAATCGTTTGTAACTGCTTTAAAGTTTCTTTTAATTCCTCTAAATTTTGCCGGCTTACATCCTTTTTAATGCTTCCACGTCTTTTCAGAAAGGAGGAGATCTTTGCCTTGTTCATCTCAATCTCTTCAGGATCATCGCTACGATAATCTTTGTTGAGAATACCGATGTGCATAGATATACCGAATATCTGTCCCACGACTCTTGCCTGTTCCTTTTGGCGTTTCTCGTTCACCCCTTGCGGATCAAGTAAACTTTTGATCAACTGTGTGGCTTCATGCTTATATAGTTGTCTGGATGAGTCAGTGCGACCGTTACTGGCATCATAGATCATTGCGCGATAATCATCCTCACTCATCCCTGTCTGCCGCTTAAGGCGATGAAGCAAGGTTTTCTGAGGATTAGTGGCATAAAGTATCAGGGTGGAAGGTTTGTTATTGTTCATAATCAATGTCATTTAGTGGTTCGTCACTGTCTTTCAGCCATTGTCTCTCGTAGCCCTCCTTCCAGATTACGTAGAATCCTTTTGGACCGGGAGCACCACGACTGATATATTTAGCGCGGAAGCCATTTACTTCAATACGGGAGAAACAGTCTCTCTTTATCCGGTAAGCCATCGTTCCCTGCACTTCTCTTCCCTCCACGTGAGAGATATAGATAAAAATCTTCTTATTATACTTCTTTCTGAGTTCTATCAGCTGCTTGGCCGTTACATCCATCTCTCCTTCAAGACTCTGCAAGGAGTCGATTATGATCACATCCGGAGATCTTTGTTTACCCAGATATTCGTCAAATTCATCATAAGTGGGCATCTCATCCCAAAAGATCATTCCACTTCTGGATGAGTTCATAAATCCGAGAAGAGAATCTTTAAAGTCAGCCTCCGTTCCCATCTCAAGGGAGGCAAAGAGTACCTTGTAACCAATACGGTCAAATTCTCTTGCCAGCTGGAACGTGAATGAAGTCTTTCCCTGTCCGGATTTCCCGTAGACGATCCATGCCCCTGACTTCTGACGCTTGCCGAACGCATCCATGAAGTCTTTAGAGAAGGGAATGTACTCGTACTTCTTGTTCAGGATATTGTCAAAAGAAAGGGAACGAATCATACCTGCAGCCCTCCATTACTGAATTCTTCTCTGATGACAACATCGTCTATCATTCCAATGAGTTCGCGCAGGTCTGCGGCAAACAGTACTTCACGAGGGTCATCCTTACGTGGCTGTTTCTTTATCTTAGGGAGTCTTCCCCATATTGATTCCGCCGTCTCCTTATCTATGCCGTTAGCGAGGCAGATATTGATGACATCCTTCTTTGTCGCTCCAAATAAGTCTATATAGTTCCGTCCGAAACGACCGTCTATCTCGTCATATCCTTCAATGCGTCCCACATAGCGTTTGATATTGCGTTCCAATGTTTCTGTGCCGGCTACCAAGCATCCCATGCGGCCAAGCGTGTCGTCATATAAAGGAATAAGCGTGCACATAGCCGAATGAGTAAGTTTTCCGGCATCATCAATCAACAGGATAGGCTTACGACCTGATATGCCGTTCATGTGTCTGACGCACAAGTCGAGCAAGTCATCATTGTCCATATTTCCCTTCACAGTTTCTCCCATAGCTTGTGCCAAACGGGTGAGGAATTTACGGCTGCTCCATTTGCGACATTTGATATAGACTACACCTTTGTCGCTGTACAGGTTGTACAGGTCGATGAGTGACTGTGTTTTTCCACTTCCACTACGACTGCTGATACATATCCATTTGCTCTTTTTCTTTGCTGCGGTAAAGGCCGTCATTACCTGCTTGTATGAGGTTACGCTGTCAACTACGTTACGTGAGTTTTCGTAGAAATAAAGTCCTGATGCTATCTTGGCTGCCAGGTTGTCATCATTCGCTCCATATTTTCCGGAACGGAACTGCGACATGGCGGTGTCGGATACTCCACAGCGACGTGCCAGTTCTGCAGGTGAGGAACCGCGGTTTATCAAATTCTCTATGTACAGTTTTAATGCTTTCTTGTCCATCTTTATATTGTTTTTAATGTTATTAATTATCTTGAAAAACTCATATCTGAAGTGCTCCACTCGTAATCGTCGTCCGCGACAGGAGGCAATATCTTGACCGGTCCGGAGGATATCTCCTCGTATTCCACATCCTGAACATCTTCCCTTGCCTCATATTTTCTATCCTTGTGCCTTCCTTTACTGTCCAGGATCAACGCTCTGTCAAGCAGGTTGTTACTCTTAAGCAGAGGAATTCTCTCCCGCATGGAATAAATCACTTCGTCTACATGCTCCTGTTTCTCAATATACCTTTGCTCGAACTGTCGATTGAACTCATTCACTTTCTTACGGTGTTCGAAATGTTCCGGCTTCTGATCGACTAAGGCCATCGGAGTCTTGATATCACGTTGCATCATGAAGCGCAAGTCGCCAATTTCTTTCTTTACGTAGTGCCCTTTGGTCGCTTCCGCATTACAGATGAGTACCTGGGAGAGATCGTCGGGATCGTAATGAACCACCCAGTCTTCATTATAGTGATTACGCAGCTCCATATTAAAGCTCTCAAAGTTGATCCGTTCACCCGCCAGTTCAATCAGAAGTCCCTTTCCGGTCAGACGGTTGGTACGTCCTGTGGTATCACCCATCAGCATCAGGTATTCCTCGTCGCTGAATGGCAGACGGCGTTCACCAGGAGTACCTTCCCAGGCGGCAAGGTAAGCGTCCAGCTTCTTCGCTCTTTCCTTTCTCATGATTCCATGTATCTGGGCCAGCACGCCATCTTCATCAGGAATGAGATGACGGTTACGGTTAAGTATCTCCATATTGGGCTGTGACTCCCGTCTGCTGTTGATATTCACACCGCTCCAGTTCTTCTCAAGCTGGTAATAGGTCTTGTTCAGATAGTTGAAGTAAGGCTCAATGATCTTGGATTTCGCATTACCGATGGCAGCCGGAGTATAATACTTGGTCAGTGCCTCATAAAACGGAACCATTACTCCCTTCTGATAATTATCGCTCTGCAACTGTATCGGTTTATAGCGGTTTCCGAATAGTTCCCTGGAATGCTTGATCGCATTGCGCAAGGCTTCACGGATGAGCGCCGGACTCTCATGGTCACCGATAGCATAACCAATAGGATACTTTTTACAAGCATCTAGCACCACTACTATTGTCTTACGGTTGTGGTAAGTAGTCGTCATATAGTTCTTCTTCTCTCCATTCACCGTCTTGGGCTTCACCTGTTTCTTCTGATAAACCAGTTCCACATCCCATCCGTCAAGGGTCCAGTACGTCATGGCGGTTTTCGGTGCCTCGCGCTTATGCTGCATCTCCAGTCGGTTTCTTAAGGCAGCAGCTCCGCGCTGATGCCCCAGAGTGGTAGCTTCCATCATCTTGCGGTATCTGTCCACAGTAACGGGACTCTTGATCTCCGGTTTACCCAGAAGAACTGCCACCTTGTTATATTGTTTCATGATCTGCATATTGTCCAGATTCATGTGCTGGGAAAGCAGCTTGTGCATGATCGCTTCATCCTCCTCGTCCTTTATCAGGGCAGCGGAAATGTTACCCTTGTTCTTATGTACCAAAGCGATAAATCCCTCAATCTCATACTGATCCACCTTACGCTTGAGCGTCTTGCCTGTAGTAGGCAGCTTATGCGGATAACGAATGCCACCCTTACTGTCACACACCTCCGTCAGATCATTGACCATCTCACTGAGCCTGTCCCACACACTAAAACGTTCTCCACTTCTACCGAAAGATCCTTCCGCATTTCCGTTACGAAGACGGATGACAGCATCCAGTACACGTGCCTGGAGTGTATAGAAGGCAGCCTTTTCGGGACTTAGACGTTTGCCAAAGGCATCCTTGTATTCGGATGTAAAGAAGGTGAAGGCAGCCTCGTTATAGCCCATAGTCCTTTCAAGTAAGCTCATTTTCGGTCGTTCTACATCCTCGTGAGGATCACCGTAGTATTTGATATACAGTCGCTGGATATAATCCTCCAGAGAATCGAACTCTACCAGAGCCTGTCGACCCAGGCAGGCATGCAGAACAACATTGATCTGTTTCCTACGAACCTTTGTATTATATGTCCCAAGAGGAAGGAATCCCTTTTCGGAACCAACCTTTCGTTTGGGATCATATATAATCAGCTCGTTGGCATAGATACATACTCTGTTATCGTAAATTACAGCCATATAAACTATTGTATTTAACTCTTGTGCAGCTCCCGGCTTCGATCCGGGAATGAAGGCCACCTTACCGTCTCTTTTTACCACCTATCGAAAATGTATATAGTTATGAAAATGGTTAAGTACGTAACCTGAAAACTGGGAAATGGGAAGGTTCCTTGACTGCTCCGTTTATTTATCCTCTAGGCATTTGGTGTGCAGCGTCTCGGAGTGCTTTGAAGAATTCTTCTATGTTTTTTGCAAGCGATTCCTGTTTACTTTCTCTTTGTTGTACTGAGTAATACTCAGAAGCGTTTTGAATGAGCTTGGAGAATTCAGTACTTTCGTTCATAAGTCCAACAATCATCGTAGCCAAAGTATTTATTTTACCCATGAGAAGGTTAGTACTATTAACTCTGTCTTCTTCGGTTTTCCCAATAAGCATCAAAACTGTGATACCGTTTTCCTCGCATGTTTTTTTAACTTGCTCGGCCATTTTTAAAAGCTGTTCTTCTTTCATTTTAAATCTAATTTTTAAGGGTTAATAAATCATTCTTGGTTATTTTGCTCTAGTATTTCATTACAGCTGTTGTCCTGATAAACTTATCCAGGTTGCTGTTGACTTTCATTTCTTCGAGTATCATTGGAACTACTGCTTTGGAATCACCACGAGCATAAGAGATACTGGTAAGTTCTCCACTGTCATTCTCGTAACCGGCAACTGCGATGACCTGAATGCCGTTCTGTTTGCAGAACTCCTGCAGCTGCTTGAACATCAGTCCTAATTGTTGTCTCTTTGTCATTTTAATCTATATTAAAGGGTTGATAAATCGTTTTAAATTCTGCCCTTATTCATCACGAACCAGAGCAGTTGTGCTGCTTTCACAGCTTGCTAAATACTTTACATTTATGGAAAATATTTCAGAAATATCCTTATCCTCACGGACCGGGATAATCTTGCCGCCTCTGCAGCATAGGGTAAATAAACCATGATAAATTAAAAATTCTTATTATGAACTGGTTATTTCTCAATTTCTTTGACTAGCCGTTTAGCACCGGCTATGACCCATATCTTGTCCACCATTTCCGCAACCTTCTCTTCGCTTGTCGGGCCAATCTTTATCACGACAGGACCTTCTTTATCCTGATCCTTCGGAATAATAATCGGGCAAAGCATACCATATTCACGCCAGATTGAGATCACGATTCGGAAATATTCCAGGTTGATTCCCATTGTATAGGTGATCATTGTATTTCCTCCTTATTAGATTTTAGTTTCACGATAAGGATTCTCTGCTTCTTCAAACAGTTTTCCACCATTGTTCAAAGCCCATGCACGAATTAGCATTGCTAATGCGCTGTCTGTTTGAAACTTCAGTGCTGCATACACAGTTACTGTAGACACTCCTTTTATGTCTGCAATCTCTTTAACCTTGTCTTTGTTTAACTTGATGTACCTTTCTTTTTTAGCCAT